TTTATCTATTTTTATCTATTTTTATCTATTTTTATCTATTTTTATCTATTTTTATCTATTTTTATCTATTTTTATCTATTTTTATCTATTTTTATCTATGTTTATCTATTTTTATCTATTTTTTCTAAGATTTGATATTTTTTTAGCAGATTTATTAACAAAACTACCGACTTCTTTAACAGATTTGACTATTCTATCAGGCGTATTTCGTAGAGATTTCATGGGATTGCGGATTGTATCTTCAACTTCTTCTTCAAATACCTCTATTTTAGATAAAAGATTGCTTAGCGTACTTAATAATATAGGTATTATTATAATAGTGAATAGAAGAGTTAAGAAGAGGAAGAGGGATATCATAGTACCTACAGATATAATATCGCGACTTAAATCTTCCGAACATTTGCATTTTTCATTAGTTAAATATCTAACATAATCAAACGCATAATATATATATACTACAAACATTAAGAAGAATACGAATGTAGCGATTGATAATAATTGAACTACGACATATCCCATACTTTTAGCTACACTTTTAAGAGATATTATAGATGTTATTATAAAATAACCAAGAGCTATAATAGTGAAGTTCTTGATAAAATCTTTGTTGGGATGTTCTGAACATTCGCACCCCATATTCTCGAGTTTATAAATATAACTGAGAATTATTAATAATAATATAGCAAAAATTGCTTGGATTATGGCACTACTATAAAAAGATAAGTTATTTTCGCTTTCTTTCATTGTACTATTTCTTACTCTATACTATTATATAGAAATAATTTTTTTATAATTCAATAATATTATAAATAAAAAATTTTGTAGAATTATCTAAGTTTTGAATATCGATACTTTTAATTTTATCAATTATAGATTTATATTTTATAACAGATAATATTTTATATAATTGTTCTAATAAAATATCTATAATATATTTATAGATAGAGGTATTATATATAATAAGGATATAATCAGCGATATTATTTAGTAATATTATAAGGTGTTCTTGTTTATATTTAATCCATATCTTATTAATATTATTTATTCCACGCTTCCATTTAGTATATTCACAATACATTTCGTATTCATCATTCAATATTAGAAGATTGTTTTCATATATATATTTGGGAGGGTTCCATTCTTTATTATTTATATAATTATCCCAAAGATTATCTATCATTGTTTCTAAGTATCCCTTATCAAATAGACTTAATAAATTAATATATATTTCATTATCACTTGTTTTAATATAATTCCATATTATCATAAATACATCATCTATATTATTATTAAGACTGATGATTTCCTTTATTTTTTCATATATATTATCTTTGTTTTTAATACTAAGTTTATTTAAATTACCTATCAAACACCTTTTAAGTTCAGATTTCTTAGTAAAGTCGGGTATTATAATATGAAATCTTGATTTATTCTTAGGTTTATTATACTTATCTTTATTATTATATATTTTTTTAGCCCATATCATTTTAGGGTCATAATAAGAATTAAAGCACGAATACGTATTTTTTATATCAACTGCTTTATCCAAAATATTTTGCGGTATATCTATGGAATTATAGATATATCTAAATTTATCTATATTAATCTTAATGATTTGTTCGTCCATTATATTTTATTATTGTAAATAATCTTATATATTGATTAAATAATAATATAATATCGCGAATATATCTAAGTTATAATATACATAAGGCAAAAACAATAATAGTTAATAAAGTATTAATGAAGAGCGAGATAATTAATAAATTAGACGAACTATATTCAAACTATCTTGTATATAGAACTATAATTGTATGCGACGATAGTAGTCAAGACAAGTATATAAATATACTAAAGGATAATAATTATGATAACTATGTGTTAAAAGAGTATGACACGACAATAGATTATAATACTCTTGATGTAAGGATATTTTTAATAGAAAAAAAATATTTTATCAATTTTATTAAGAGTTACATTGAAGATAAGATTAATGCGAATATTGATATAAATATGACGTATTTTTATAATTCAATTATAATACATTTTGATAATGATGAATATGATATCATAAAAGAAACCGATAAAATTAAAAGCGAATATAATGAAATATCCAATAATAACGATATTATTATCTAATAATAATTTAGAGGATTATACAATTATAATATGGCAGTAAAAAGCAGTTTTTTCAAAAGCGATATATTTATTATGATTTCAATAATATTCTTTTTATTATTGGCAATTGTTATTTTATTAGCGTATAATAAAAATAAAATAATGGAGACTTTTAAAAGCACTTCAGATGATGATAAAAAATATAGAATCGAGTATTATTATATGGACGGTTGTAGACACTGTGAAGATTTTAGCAAATCGAAAGTATGGGATAAACTTAGTAGCGAGTATAGCAATAATATAGAATTTAAAAAATATAATATGAAAAGTTGCAAGGATAGAATAGATAAATATGAAATTTCAGGATATCCCACGATAATAATAATAGATAAGAGGGATTCTGAGAAAAAATTAGAAGAATACAACGATGAAAGAAAATACGATATTATGAAGAATTTTGTGGAAAAATATATTAATATGTAAAGATGGAAGCAATTAGTGCGATGACGCAAAAAGGTTAAGTAAATAGTAAATATAAGTATATAAGCCTATTAATAAAAATGTATATTAATAAAGGATATATTAAAAATGGGAGGTGGATTGATGCAATTAGTTTTAAAGGGTAATATGAGCGAATATATCACATTGCAACCACATATTAATTATTATAAATATGTTCTCAAAAAACATACTAATTTTTCTATGGAAACTATAGTAATTACTTCAACAGGTGATAGTAATGTAGGATTTAGAACATCAACATCTGAATTACGTATTAATTTTAAAATAAAAAGATATGCTGATTTATTATCAAGTATGTTTTTGACTTTTAAAATCCCTGATATATATTCCGATAATATATATAAGTTTAGATGGGTTAACAATTTGGGTTTTAATTATATAAGAGAGGCGAGTATTAGAATTGGTACAGTTAATATAGAAACAATATATGGCGAATGGATGAATATATGGAATGAATTGACAAGTAAAGATAATACTGAGTATAATAAATTGATAGGAAATATAGATGAATACGTTGCACCTTTCAATTTTGTTCCAAAATACAGAGTATTAAATAATAGACTTTACAATATTACCTATCCTGTTTCAAGTTATGTAAAAACACCAAATATTCCTAGTATTAAAAAGAGGAAGATTCAAGTTCCTCTTAATTTCTGGTTTACAAAGAATCCTTCGTTGGCTCTTCCATTATTAAAATTAGAGAATAATGAAGTTGAACTGGACATTTATATAAATGATAAGGCTTTTGAGGGATTATATCAAGTTTGGAGCAATATATTAAATACTTATGTAAGTTCAACTATGTATAATCTTATACATAGACCAAATGTACCATTAAATATAACAGCATTTGTTAAACCAAGTGATGTTAATTTTGATGTAAATAATGAATTATTATGCACATATGTATATTTAGATAGTGTTGAAAGAAGTAGCTTACTATTAAATACTAATCAATTAAATTATATTATAAATACAGTTAAAAAAACACCAGCGATTACATTAAATGATAATCATACTTTAATAGATATAACGAACGCAAATCATCATATTAAAGAAATTATATGGATATCTAGACGAAGTGATTCTATAAGAAACTTTAATAATTATACGAATTATACAGCATCTCACGAATATAATGAGGGATTAGGAATATTAGAAAGAGCCGCAATATTATGGAATCGTGAAATATCGCGCGCGGACTATGATGCTAATTATTATAATCAAATACAGCCTTATAAATATCACACAAACATACCAAGAACAGGTCTATATTGTTATTCGTTTGCTCTATTTCCCGAAAAACAGATAAATTCAGGATCTTATGATAATACGCAGATTACTACGTCATTATCTATAAATGTTAATACTGATGTTAAAAATGATGCTGTTTATAATTATATTAGCAATATATATACCCAAGTTCTTAATCAAAGTTATCCATTAAATTTCGAAATTTCCATATATGTATTAGAAATAAATGTTTTAACAATATTAAATGGAAGTGCTGGATTGAAATTTAGTTAATAATTAATATTTTTTATATTCTTTTATATTATTAAAAGTATTAATGGATTTATTTATATTAATAATAATAATTGTTTTTGTGTTAATAATAAAATATTTGATAGATACTATTAATTCCCTCAATGGCGAAATTAGAGAGATTAAAGATAAATGTATAGGAGAATCTAAGAATGGCAAGGATATAACATTTACTAAAACTACCGATAAACCTTATACTAATATTAATAATGATATAATCAAAAGTATTGTATATTTTAAAGATTATTTTGATAATAATAAATGATGTTATGTATAAAAGTATATAAATATATATAAATAATATAAGCGTTTATAATTAAATGCCTAGAAAAAGTAAAAACACGGATGTTAAATCTACAATAGATAAGAAAAAGGGGTTGATGAATACTATAGTAAAAGATGTTGTATTAGTTGAAAATGAAGATATTATATTGCAATTACCTATATCTGACAGCGATATAAATAAAATAAATATAACTGACGAACTATTAGAAGCACCAACTCCTTATGAACCTAACTGTTGTTATATAAATGAGACAAATTTTTATAATAATATTCAAGATAATTTAATAAAACAAGATAGCAATAAAGATAATAATATAGAATATAGCGATAATACTATTAAATCTTCAAATAATTGCTATTGGTGCTGTCATACAATAAAAGATAGAATTTATGGAATGCCATACAAATATAATAATATAACAAATACTTATATATTATTTGGAAATTTTTGTTCATTAGAATGTGCGAATGCTTATAACTTTTCATCTCATTGTGGAAGTGATAAAGTATGGGAAATAAACAGTTTAATACAAATGCTAAGTAAACATTTTGGATGTATTCGTCCTATACGTCCCGCTCCTTCGCGTTTTTTACTAGATATATTCAATGGACCTATGAATATAGAAGAGTTCCGTAAAGGTCATCATACAAATGAGAAAACACATATATTAAATCTTCCGCCTATGATAGCAACTACTTATAATTATGAAATTGTAAATACATCTTATCTCAAAAATATTACAGATAATATGAATAATAAAATTGAAACAAAAAAATATAAAAAATGATATAAGAATACAGATATTATAATTATTGTGAATTACATATTAATTATTAATAACAATGAGTGTTATAAATATCGTAGATTATACTGACAATACTCGCGATACTGAAGATAAGGAAATATATTTTTCAAAATATAGAGTATCGACTATAACTTGCAATGCGAATATTGGAGAAGATATTAATTTAAATTTAAGAATGTTATTTGATAACATTGTAATAATTGACAAGGATGATACTGGTGGTATAGTATGGGCTCAATATATGAAAGATGGAGATGATTTGAATAGAGGAATATATCCTAAAAAGAGAAGAAATAGTAAGAAAAACAAAATGAAGAAAAATAGATTTGATAATCAGGTTACTATAATATATAAAAATGATAAATATATGCCTAATGTAAAAATATTTAAGAATGGAAATATTCAAATTACAGGAATTAAAATTGTAGAAGATACAGAAATTATTGTAAATCATATTATTGATAATATTAAAAATATTTACAACAATATAAGTAATGATATTATAAATAACAGGGATGAAAATTATAAATTAAAATTGAAATATCAAAATTTTAAAATCAGGATGATAAATTCAGATTTTAAGGTATATTGCGAAGAGTCTTTGACAGTTCCATTTGGATTAAAAAGACGTGAAATACATAAGATATTTATTTGCGAATTATATAATAACAAGTGTTCTTTTCAGCCTGGAATATATCAAGGTGTTAAATTAGAATATTTCTGGAATAAATGTAATGATAAAAAGAATGGCATCTGTTATTGTCCTAAAAAATGTTATGGAAAAGGAAAAGGTGAAAATATCGGAGATTGTAAAAAGGTTACAGGAGCATTATTTGAAAGTGGTAGTATATTGATTACTGGCGGTGTATCATTCGAGCAAGTAGATGAGGTTTATAAATATATATGTGATTTCTTAATAAAACACAAAAATAATATAAAAAAAATACAACCAACTATATTGATTAATCAAGAAAATCAAGAAACAATTTAATAATAACATTATATATTAATTTCTTTTACACGTTGGTGTTGTACGCATATCTTTTTTTCCGTCTTTATTAACAAATTGAGGCATAGTATATCTTTCATCTTTTGTTCCATCATTCTTAATAGGAAATTTCAAATCTGTGGTTTTTATTGTTGATGTAGAAGTAGATACAGTATTTTTAGGCATTATGATAAGATGATAATATAATCATTATATCAATTTTTATAATTATATTACATTCGTTGTATGACAACTAAAATTATAATTGTCTTGTCCATTTACTGTAGTATATTTTTGATATTTATTCGTATTTATAAAATTATTTCCAGGTCTATTATACGAGGGTATATGGTGGCTAGCATAAAATTGTGAGGCATATGCTACAGCATCAGGTTCAACAGGAGGCATTTTATAACTATTACCCCAAGGTTTTTTATCAAATAAAACATCCCCTGTATATAACCCCGCATTTTTTGGTTGAAGAGGTACAGGAACATTAGGATTATAATCTAATTCAGTATATTCTAAATCTTTTTTCATTATTCTATATATAAAATAGATATTATTATATAAAGATAAAATTAATATTTAATGTAAAATAGTATGAGTACAGAAAGAAAAAAAAGAAGAGTTGCTGATTTTGTAAAAGATGGTATGGAAACAGCGGATATAAAAACGATGGTACAGGATATTGTTTTATATATGACTGAGAACAAGACTAAATATTCGTCACATGATGAACTATTGAAAGAAATGAAAAATTCAATAGAAGGAATCTTGTTTTTTGAAGAAAGATATCCTATGTTATATGCCATGGTTACAAAAGAGGAAGGGTTTGAATATAGTAGTCTTGAATATTTCTTGGGAATGCGAGATAAAATAATAAATAATAAGTTATCTTCCGAACAGGCTTCTAAAGAGGTTGGGCAGGTATGGTTTGATAAATATTATAAAAATCCAGAAGGTAAATAGAATATTTTTATATTGCTATTAAATATCTAAATAATTATTTAAGGCTATAGATAAGTGTAGGTCTTGTAGCAATATGTAATTACCATATTATTTCTAAAAATTCTATTTTATAATTTGAGTACATAACTTTTTATTTTCTAGATTTTCTAAAGTTTTTTATAAATTTATAAATAAATAAAGTTATGTACTCAAATTATTCTATTCATTTTTATAAAAATTCTTGGTTATTCTATATATAATTGATATACGTATTGCTATTAAATATCTAAATAATTATATAGATGATAATAGAGATATTTATTAGTTCTTTAATAATAGGCGCTATTGTAGGATTACTTGGTATAGGAGGTGGCGTATTATATTTACCTTTACTTGTTCATTATAATTTTTCATTTCAGCAAGCAGTCGCTATTTCTCTTTTCTTAAATACTATACCTAACGCATTACCTGGTTTATATTTATATTATCAACATGGATTTTTTTATTTTAACACCGCCATTATAGTGGCTTCTGGAAGTATATTGGGAGGTATTGTAGGTGCTTATTTAGGAGCAAATAATTATATAGATGACAAAACACTATATCGTATATACACATTACTTTTATTATTTACAACGATATATATGTATTCATATTATTGTTAGAGGCAATAAGAATAAGAAAACTACTTAGTTTTTTTAACAGCCTTATTACTTATAAATTTTTTATATTTTTGCTAATGATATAAATACCCCCTTTACTTTAACATATTCGCCATGTTTGTGTATAATTTTTACTTTATTTTTTCATAAATTTTTATAAAAATTGATATAAGCAATTAAATATATATATTTTTTAACAAAGTATTATTATGAGTAGTGATATGTCATTGTCCAACGTCCCCCCTAAGAATCTTAATGAATTAATTGTAATTACTTATGATAGCAATGGAGGCAATACTACTCATGCAAATACTCTTATTAATATGCTAAAAAAATATCATTTCTGGCCGAATATCAAAGTTAAAAAATTTAAGAATAATGATGATATTGTGCTTCTTCACAATAATTATAAGATGAGTGATATTTGCGAATATAAGGAACCTTATGAGCAATGTCGGAGTATCGTATTGGACTTCTCTCTCTCATATAATAATAATGTTGTCGTTACATATGCCAATTCTATTCCACGAAGAATTAGTTATGAAGAATATATTTCGAAGATTTATAGCGATACTGATAAATGTTATGAGGCATATGATGGGACTATAATTACAGTATACAATTATAAAAATCAGTGGTATTTTGGTACTTCAAGTTGTCCTGACGCAAATAGTTCAAAGTTCTCGCATCCAACAAAATCGCACGGCAAGATGTTTGACGAAGTGCTTTTGCAATTGTATAGTAAATCTCCTGAAATTGTCGAAATGCTTTCTCACATTCAGCCAGATAATGTTAATGAAACTTTGCGTGCTATGTTTGTTTCTAATTTGAATTCTGAACATGCATATGAGTTTGTATTGATTCACAGTGATAATAAACATATTATTGATTATACAGATGTTCTTGGTGAAAATTATAAGGAACTAGTACATATCAATACAAAAAACAGAATTACACTAGAAGAATATGATATTAATATGTCTTCAATTCAAGAATTATATAATATGGGTGTTAGATATCCTGTGTATTTTGCGGATATTAATCAGGCAAATCTTCATATTAATCAAAATAAAAGTTATGGATTGATTATTAAGAAGAAAACGGAAGGAGAAAACTTTTCACGACTATATAAAATATCATCGGCATATATTAACTATCGCGAAGAAACAGACCCTTGCCATCCCAATATATGGATGAATATCCTGTCTGTATATATGAAAAATAAGCAAAATTATACGATTAAGGATTATATTGCTACGTATAACCCTAATATTGAAATTCCAATTGATAATAATGGAAGACAGATAGACCCTACATATTTGGTTCATACGATTATTTCTACAATCAAGGATAGTCTATATAGTTATTACAAATCTACGACAACATATAATCCGACATATAATAGATATAAGATGAATAAGGAGATGGATAAACAATTCGCTCCAATTATTCAATATCATTTGGCACAATTGAGAAATCTACAGATTACAACATTTAATAAGAAACTAATTACAAGTTCTAATATTTATTATTATCTGTGTCAATGTAATGATATCAAAAATATCAAAACACTTATTCAATTCTTTGCTTCTAATCCAATTAATGAAATGCAATCACGGACATCTATGTGTTTCGCAATTATGAATACATTGATTTCATAATTTTGATAAATCTAAAATATATTATTAATAATAGATAAGAATATAAAATATGTTAGACTACTTTTCTACACAAGGATGGATATATATATTATTCAGCATAATATTAACAATAATATGTTTAATATTAAATATATATATACAAGGTCCTGGCGTATATCTATTAGTATATGTAATATATATATTAGTTATACTACTGACGGGTTATAATATAACATGTTTGACAAAAGGCGAATGTTATATATGGAGTTGGATAGTTAGTATAATGACTTTAATACCTATGATATTATTGATAGTATTCATGATATATTTTATAATATATCAAAAGAAATAGATAAATATTTTTATTTTTAAAAATTGATATATAAAAATATTATAAACTATATATTAATAGGATGTTTTACAATTATAAGTTTGATTCAATAGACCCTTCAAATAATCATAGTTTTGATATTCATAATATTGATTTGGCGATTGTAAATGGTATGAGAAGAATTATAATGACTGATATACCAAATTTAGGAGCAATTGGAGAAAAATTAGATAAAGATGAACCTACGGTTAATGTTATAGAAAATACAGGTGCTTTACACGATGAATTTATAATACATCGCATAGGATTAATTCCTATTTGTATGACAACAGATGAAATTGAAAATTACGAAGATAATTCTCTTGTTATTGAACTAAATGTTAAAAATACTACTAGTAAAAGTGTTGATGTAAGAACATCAGATTTTAAGGCAAAATTAAATGACATTGAATTAACTGAAAAAAAACTAAAAGAACTATTTCCGCCAAATAAAGTATCAAAACATAATATATTAATTACACGACTAAGACCTGGCGAACATCTACATTTAAAGGCAAATATTGTAAAAAAAACAGGACGTGATAATGCGTCATTTAACCCTGTTTCATTATCAAACTTTTCGTATATTCAAGATCCTAAAGAGGCAAAGAAATATGATAGTATTTTAGATAAGGAACGAGCCTATTATATGAACGAATATGGAGATCCTACTAAATTCAAATTTGACATTGAACATATTAATATTAATATGGGTCCGCGATATTTAATTCCTAAATCTTTAGATATTATTATAAGCAAATTAAATAATTTAATGTCTGAATTGGTAAATATTAATAATTCGGTAATTATTAAAATTCAACAATTTCAAGATATCGCAGAGACTTATGAATTTATTATTGATAATGAAGATGATACATTGGGAAATATTATACAATCATATGTACATAATAATTATGTGAGAAATAAAAAAAATGTAAATAATATGACATGTAAATATATAGGATATATATGCCCCCATCCACTAAAATCTACAATGATTATAAGAATAACCTTGACTGATATTACAGATAAAAATATGTTTATTATATTTTTAGAAAAAATATGCAAAGAGATTATAAATGAAATAGTAGATATTAAGACAAAATGGAATAAGTTCTCAATAGATAATAATGTATCATAATTTATATTATTATATATTAAAAGAAAGAGATAAATTAATAATGTCAGTTAATATTGATGATATTGAGTATAATTATGAAGATGAAGAATTGGATAATATTGAATATCTTGAGATAATTAGTTTAGATGATATTATTAAAGATAATCCTTCTTTTATAGCATTATCGCGCAAAGATATTAAGGATAGTTTATTTGAGTTATTTGTTAATAATAAAAAGGCAGATGATATAACTAATCTTTTTTACAATATATTAAATGATATAGAAGATAACCGTGGAAAATTAAAAAATTATGATAATTATATTTTTAATGCTGAAGTTGAAAAAATAGATTCAAGTTATGATACAATAGATAAAAATGATGCTTTGAATTTTAATAATCTTAAGAAAAAGTCAGTTTTAAATCATGATATAGCAAAGGATAAATATTTTTTTTGTATTAAATACAATAATGATTCAACTAAACTACGCTTAAAACCTACATCTAAAATAAATATTACAATAGAACCTAATAATAAATATTTTCCAATATATTATCCAGTATATCCTATTGACGATGTTAATATTCCTATAATATCTGCTTATTATAAAATTCCCAAAGTAATAATAAATGATTATATATATACTAAAATAACATCGCATTTAACTAAGACCAAAAACATTAATTATGTATCTTCTGAAGATTATGACAATATAAATGATTTAGTTAAGGATATTAAACCAGATATTCATAATATTATAGAATATTTAAAAAAATGCTTCGATTTAGATTATTATAATATAGAAATTGCTTTAAATAAATTTGGCAAATCTCTTGATTTTATTAATAAAGATGATTTTGATATTTTATGTGATTATTTGACGAAAGTTATTGGGATATATAAAGAACGGAAAAATATATCAAGACCTGTAAAAATCAAAAGACCTGATATTATAAATAAAAAATTAATTTTCTTTGAAAAATTAAGTACCACAATACAATTATTAAATTTAACAGAAAACATAGTAGATTTTTTAGATAAAAATAAGATGATTTTAGATAATGAGCGTGAAAATAATATTATAACACAAAAAATAAAACCATTAGCAGATTTTAAAATTTATGAAATAATACAAGAAATTAAAAATACTGGTAATTATGAAAATGAAGAGGCGATAATAGAAATTTTAGATATTATCAAGCATTCTCTTAAAAATAGTAATATATTGGAAGCAATTCACGCTATTGATAATATATTAAAAACATATGAAAAAAAGGAATTAATTATAAAAAAATATGAAATAGTTAAGAAAGATAATGAATATTCGCGGAATCATATTTTTGATTATGATAAAGACGGAAAACAATATATAATATCATATCGCGAAAGTAAAGAAATCAAAGATAGTCATAATATTGATAATTACGAGGGCATTCCTGATAAACAATTTGTTCAGGAATTAAAAATGGAAAATGATGATAATATAGTATATAATGATTATGCGAATAACGATAAAGATGATAATATATATTTTATTGATTTTAATAAATTAGATATTAATAAATATATAACTAATATAAATTACAAAAATGAGTTAGGATTTGTTAATAGTTTAGAGCCCATTTTAAATATTATGTATGGAATTAGTAAATTAGCATATATAGATTTTGATTATGATGTATTATGTATTGAATTATTCAAATATAATCGTAGTATTTATAACAGACGCGATTTATATACAAAAACATTTCAAGATAATGATATAGAAGTGAGTGAAGAAATAATTAATTGTTTGGATAAATTATCGCCAGAAACTATTTCATCTATGATTAGTAATAAAAAAGCACCATTTACAGATATAGATGATAATGAAGAAAAAATTATAATTGAATGTAATAATATATGGATAGATGATTTTAACGATATGTTCTTAAATGCATTGACCTATTGTATAATATATATACAAGAAAGGATATTAAATGATACGATATTTATAGATATTGATTATTTGAATGGTAATTTTATAAGTTACTGGGATAACTGTGGAACACCTCTACATAAAAAAGAAGATCGCGGAGTAATGACATATTTAATAGAGATAGTTAAAGAGTATTTTAATATAAATAATGATTTTAAAATAGATATAGACAAATTATTTGGCAGAATTTATGATAAAATTGAAGATAATTATAAAGAAATTCTTGAGATTATGAAAAAGAACGATGAAATATGTAAAGAAAAAAAGAAAAAATTAAGAGGTAAAGAAGAGAGAAATAAATTAGCAAAATTAAATACAGATAAACAATGTGGAAATAAATTAGAATTATGTAAGGAACAATTTATACTATCTTTATTATATATGCCTGATATTAATTATAAAAAAATACATAAATTTTTGAATGGTTGTTGTTTAAAAAAACTTGATGATAGTTTTAATGATAATATTGATTTTAAAAATGCTAAAAGAAATGATTTAATTCAATTTAAAGAATATTACGCAAAAATTAGGATGACAAATAAACGACGAGATTTAAGATTTATTCCTAAAAAAGATAATACATTAGCGTCATATGAAGAAAATGCGATAGTTAATCCTATATATTTAGACGATTATATAGTTAATATAAATAATAATTCTAAAATAGTAAATATATGGTTGAGTAAAATGAAAGAGAAAAACAACAGTATATTTCCTGTTAATATTATAGAATATTTTGAAAATAATAATACAAAAACTATAAAAGCAAGTATAATATTTAATATAAATTTATTGACAAAAACATCAAAACACGCAGGAAATGAATTTATTGATAATTTTAATAATGTTAGAAAAAATATCAAGGGTAACAAAGATGCTAACGATAAGATTAAATATTTAAATATAATTCGTGCTATAATAAAAATACTATATAATAATCTACAAAATAAAGATAATAGCGATGATATTAATATATTACTAGAAAATTCTATAAATGATTTAAAGAATATTATAATAGATTTGAAAGATTTAAATAATATATATAATGATGAAATAGAGAATGATATAAATTTAATAAATAAATATATTGTTAGTAGAGCATTATGTTGTCCTTTTAATATAGATGAAACATTAAATGAAAAGATAATATCTAATGTTATAAATCAACAATATATACAAAAAATAACAAATAATATATATGAAACAGTATTAAAAATAATAAAATTATCGTTTCCAAGTATTGAAGAAAATATAGATTTTTTGAATAAACAGCGCGAGGAAAATAAACAGGGAAAAATTAAGATTCTAAATGATAAAACAGTAGAAGATAATAAATTAATAAAAGAAATGAAAAAGGCCGGAATAAAACACGCGATAATCCAAGAAAAAATAAATGAAGGGAATGACGTATATGATAACGATGACATATTCAAAGATATATCTAATAATGATAATAATAATGTATTAAACGATATAATCAATAATGATATCATTGATAATAATATAGATGGCACGGATACTGATAATTTGATGACATATGATAGAGAAGATGATGACGAATATATGGATACGCAAGAAATGGGTTTCATATATAATTAAAGATCTAATATTACCTATATTAGATCATTGGTATTTTTTATAAATTATATTATTATAATAGAACGCAAGATGAATAGTTTAGATAAAAATGACAATTTAAAATTATTGAATGTATCAGGAAAATATAATAATTGTTTTTATAATTCTATATATTTAGTGATTAAAGATAATGATAAATTTAAATTAACTACAAAATCTTATAATATTACAAATGGTACTAAATTGCGTAAATATTTATGTGATAATATTATTAGCAGAAGTACTAAATCGTTTGTAGAATATCTTAAAATAGCAAAGGATTTATTGACTATGTTATATAAAGGGGAAACAAGTCTTGAAATTCACGATATAGCATCTATTTTATCTGTAAATACTGCGGAATTAGAATCATTGATAAATGCTGGAATATTAAATACAAATTTAGAATCAGAAGCAGGATTACAAAATTTATTAGAGGAGCATTTAAAAGTTGGTTCTCGTATGCCTTCGGAAAGTGAAAGAACAATGGTATTATCTTACATCAAACAATCGTTTAAAATTATAATAATAGAAATAATATTAGGTGCTAAAACAGGAGATGTTAATAATGTTGATAAAACCCTTGACAAAATATATAAATATGTATATAAAAAGCATAGAGTTAAAAGTATATCCCAACAATCTTTAGATTTAATATTATTAAAAACACTGAAAGATGATATAAAAATTGCTGATATAATAAATAAAATTAAATATCGTATTTTTGAAAAATTACATAATATATCTAAAAATAATAGGGAAAGTAATTCTCGTTTTAATTATTCAGTATTTATTAATGATATGCGTCATTATCAAGTATTAAAAATAAATAAAAAAATAATAAACAATTATCGTGAAGTATCTGATTTTTTATCACCTAAAAATAATTTCACATTTAGTCAAAAAAGTATTAGAAGTTCATCTAATAAATAAAATCATTATTATTTTACTATATATTAAACATTTTCGCCAGCACCATATATTTTATTGTCTTCAACGACGGTTGATAAATCATTTTTTGGTGGTATATTAGATATATTTACAAGTGATGCTCTACCATTTGAATCCTTGTTTCCTCCACTAAGTCTTTTTGCTACATTTGTATTACCTATAATACCATTTAATTGAATAGGAATATATCTATTAGCATCACTAAAACATTTAGCAACATCTGTTTTATATTTTAGAGGTATTTCTTCAAAAGAACAATCTTGTATTAAATTATCATATTTCAAAGATAAAATATTAAAGGTTTCTTTTGATACATTTCCATCACACGCTTCTATTTCTTGAGATAAAAGCATAAATTGCTGAGATAATTTTTTAAATATTTCAAACTTTTCGCTCGCTTTTATACTATTTGTAAGTGACATTATAAGGACACTAACAGCATTAACAATAATGTTAGGAATTTTAATAGCATTAGCATCTTCACTAATACTATTTATAATACACATAGTAGAACTTGTTAATACAAGAGGTATATTAAAACAGAACTTAACAAAACTCCAATGAGATGATGCCTTAGTACATAATAATGTCATTGATTCGCATTTATCTAATAATTTATCAATATTATGCATTATTTTTTAGTTTATCTAATAATATAACATTTTTTTATTTGAATTATTATATTAGATAAGCGTATGAATATAGAAGTTAAAACAAACGACTGGGTTCTCCCAAATAGAGTTGGTTATAATAAAAAAATATATAATACTTTTAATCCTTCAAAATATCAAAGAAAAAAGGAAATATCGGCTTGTAATTGTTCAAAAGAATCGTGTGATTTAGATGTATCCAAAGTATCTCTTTTTCCTCAACAAAGAATTATCAAAGATTATATGCAATTTGATAGTCCTTATAGAGGCATATTATTATATCATGAATTGGGTTCTGGTAAATCGGCAGCATCAATAGCAGCAGCCGAAGGATATATAAATCGTAAAAATGTTATTATAATGACTCCAGCATCATTATCGCAAAATTATGAAAATGAATTAATGAAAATATCTACTGTTGGATTAAATCTTAAAAAATCGTGGACGTGTATTAAAGTAAAAAAGACAGATTCAAAAATGATGGAAGGTTTAAAAATATATGCTATCGATAAACAATTAATAAAAAAAGATGGTACTGTATGGATTCCTTTATATAAGAAAGATATTGTAGGTGCGGAGATAGTAATAGATAATATTAAATATAGTGATTTAAGTTCAAATTACAAAGAAGACATAAACAAGATTATAACAAATATAATAAGAAATAGATATAAATTTATAAATTACAATGGGATAACAAATAAGATGTTAAATGATATGGGTGTTACTAATAAAAGCAATGAGGGTGATAATAATTATTTCAATAATTCTTTTATAATAGTTGATGAGGTACATAATTTTATAAGTAGAATAGCAAATGGTTCAAAAATAGCGATGAAAATCTATAATAATATAGTTATTGCTAAGGATGTAAAATTAGTATTATTATCGGGTACACCAATAATTAATCAACCTTATGAAATATCATTTTTAATAAATTTGCTGAGAGGTCAAATGTTAACCTATAAAATACCTATATTACAAGGAATCGCCGACAAAAAGGCACTAAAAGATATTTTAATTAAATCGCAACATTATGATTATATTGATGAAATATATAATGATAATAAATATGTAAATATAATATTATTTCCTAAAAATTATGTTCGTAAAGATAATGATTCGTCTGTAATAGTTAGAAAAGATTGGATAAAAGAAGATAAGGATATAATTAAAGATATAATAAATACTATAAATAAGGATAAATTTTCAGGTCTTTTAAAAAATAGAAAATCTGTTATAAATACATTTGAAAGTAAAAAACCTTATTTAATAGTAACAAATGGGACAACTGGTTCATTAAAAACAAAAATGGCAGATTATATAATTGATAATTATAAATTGAGTACTGATAATATAAAGATAAATATAGATGATTTGGTAATAAAAAATAAAGAATATAAAAAACGCATTTTAGATATAATTAAAAAAGTAAATAAAGAATGTAATAATAATAGAGCGTGTATTTTAGAAAAATACGAGAATCCAAGTGATAAATTATTAGAAGAATTTCATAAAGCATATTATGATATAAGAACCGGTGTAGATAACATAGAATGTTCGCTGCGAATTAAAAAATCATGTGATATGCTTAATGATTTAAATTTAGAAAATGCTTTACGCGAAAGTAGAAATATTGTATTTGAAACGCAGGGATTATCAGTACCTAATTGGTTATTATCACAACCTTATTTAACAGAAAAATATAACGTTATATTCGGATATTCTTTAATGCCTATTAAAACTATAACAGAAGTTATAATAAAACGCGCTATAGCAAAAATAATTAAATATGAGAAAAATCAAGATATGGAAGCACCACGCTATCCTAATATTAATAAAAAAATAATTGGTGAAAATATAAAAAAAATTATCAAAACATTAAGCAAACTACGTAATGATTGTATGGATGATACTAAATATTTAACAGAATGCGGTATCAAGAAAATAAATAAATTACTTATATTTGATAATAAAGAATTTAAATTAAATTTAGTATATGAAGATGGTGATAATATAACAGATGAAGAATTTGACAAATTAATTAGAGATATAGTTAAAATGGATTCTCATGGTAATTTTAGTGATGTAGATTTTTCTTTAAATACAAAATATATTGAGGACAAAAATTATGCATTGCCTAATAAAAAGGAGGATTTTGATAAGTTTTTCATCAATGATGAAGACCCAGAAAATATAAAGATAATTAATGAAGATTTATTTAAAAGACGCGTATTAGGTATATTGAGTTATTATAAGACTACGGGTTCGGAATTATTCCCATCATTATTACCTGAAACAATTAGACATATCTATATGACTAATCATCAAATCAAAAAATATATGGATGTTCGCATAAAGGAAATAGCAATGGATGACAATAAGAAGAAATTTGGAAATAAAGGGAATGTTGAAATTAGTTCTGTTTATAGAGCATTTAGTAGATTAGTTTGTAATTTTGCTTTTCCTGATGAAATACCTCGTGAATTTCCGCAAGATATAAGAATATTAAAGAAAAAAGAACTGACTTTAAATGAAGATGATGATAATAGCAAGGGAAGTAAAGAGGATGATAAAAGTGCTAAAAAGAAATTAAATAAAGATATAGATGCTGAATATAATAAAAAGTTAAATAAGGCATTAATAGATTTAAGAAAAGGAGATTATTTAGAAAAAATTAATTTACAAAATTATTACAGTCCAAAATTTGCTCAAATGTTAGAAGATATAAATACATCTCCAGGTAGTGTTTTAGTATATTCACAATTTCGCGTTGTGGAAGGTTTAGGTATATTTAAGGAAGTTTTAAATAAACACGGATATATAGAGATTAATGTAATTAAGAATGATGAATATGGATATATACTAGAAGATGCTGAAGTATTTGATGAAAAATATGATAATAAAAGATATGTAGTTTTTAATTCTGATCGTGAAAAGACTAATATATTAATGAATTTATTTAATGGAGATTTTGCCAATCTACCTGATAATATAAGATATAGTTTACCTAACAAAGGCAATAACTTAGAACAGAGATATGGAAAAATTGTTAAAATTATGATGATTACGCAATCTGGCGCTGAAGGCATATCATTAAAGAATGTTAGACGTGTATTAATTACAGAATATTTCTGGAATTCTGTGAGAATAGATCAGGTTATTGGGCGTGCGGTTAGAACTTGTAGTCATATGTCATTGCCTGTTGAAGATAGAAATGTAGGTGTTTATAAATATATAATGAAATTTACCAAAGATCAATTGATTAAAAATCCAACAATTAGAATAAAAGATAACGAATTATCTACTGATGAGCATATATATGATAGGGCAAATAAAAAAGAGGAATTAATTAAAAACTTCTTAGATATGTTAAAATCGTCATCAATAGATTGTATAATACATTCAGAAATAAATAAACCATTGAATAATGGTTATAAATGTTATAATTGGCCTATAAATAAAAATGTTGATAAGTTATCATTTACACAAAATATAAATGAAGATAGTGTAATAACTAAATATAAAATGTTCGAGAAGACTAAAATAGGAAAAGGTAAGGTAGTATCAAAAAATGGTATAAAATATGTTTTATTAAATGATAAATTATACGATTATTATAGTTATAAAAATGCGGGGGTATTACTATTAGTATAATATATATTATATAAATAATAAATAATAGTAAATAAGAAGCATATACTTATTTTTAATAATAATATAAATGAATAATATAATATTGCAATATTTTGATAATATTAATGAAAATATTATATTAGATAATGCGGAAAATGTTTTATATGATTACACTATTGGATTAGATGTACAAGATATAAGAAGAAAATGTATATGTCGTTGTAATAATAATTTTAATTTATGTAATCGTAATATTATAGATAATTCTATATATTGTAGATATCACAAGAATACTAAAATAGGTCATATATATAAGATATTTTATGATATATTAAGAGAAAGAAATGATGTAACTAACAATGATTTATATTCATTATATAGATATATTAATAATATAGAAAATTCAAGTAATATAAAAGAGGAATATATTGAATTATTAAGAAATATACCATTTAAAATACTATTGAATATAGCAAAAGAACTTAATATAATATCAGGAAATCGTAAATATAGCAAAAATGAATTATATAATTTATTATATATTATTAATAAAAAAACTTTTGAAATTGAAAATGATAGTGTAAGTATTAAAATATTAAACAAAATATATAATATAATACGACAAAAATCTAAAAAAAATCTTAAAAATAAACTAAAAGATAGTATAATATTAAAATATAATACCGAAGATAACTATATGAATGATGAAGAACTTTTTACAGGTGAAAATATATGCGATATATCAGTAAATAAATTATATGTATTGAAAAATAGTAGAAATGAGAAATATATTTTTGATGCTGTAGAATTAGAATATTTTATTAGAAAATGTATTGAAAATAAGCAAGAACCTTATAATCCATACAATCGCGATAAATTAGATGATTATACTATTAAAAATTTAAAATTATTTATTAAATATAAAGGTCTTATAATAAAAACAGATGAATATTTATGGGAAAATAATATGCATGCTTTTACTGAATTATCTTTAGAAATAGAAAGTAAAGGATTTTATAATAGTCCAGAATGGTTTAATAAATTAAATGATGCTGATTTTTTAAAAATTATAAAATATTTTAAACTATTTTCAAGTAATATACCCGAGAGTAATAAATATTTTAATGATATAAGAGCCAATACATTAATATATGATTTTTGTAAAGATGCTATTAAAATGTTTAAAGAATGTAATGATGAATATTATATATTATGTTGTAATTTTATAAAAGCAACAGCACTGTGTTCAAACAATTTTTTCAATAATATGCCATCTTGGCTTTTAGGTAATAATAGTGATAATATTCGCATTAATACTAATCTGGAAAATCTAATGGGATTAATTAATAGAAATAATGCTACAGAATTGACAAATAATTTTTTATTATATTATTATGTAGAATATAGTTAAAGTGTAATATGAATGATATTAAATATACTCCCGATTTTGCTTATACACCTATCAGTTCTAATAATTTACTAAATGTAATAGAAGAAAAACAAAAAAATGTAATAGATACATATATAATAAAATTTAAAACAGCATTTTATGGATTTTTATTATTTATTATTTTATCACTTCCTGTAGCATATAAAATTTTAGATATGATAGCAAAAATTATATCAAATAATATAGATGTTTATGATTTTAATACAGATGAACCATCGCCATTAGGGCGTGTATTTATGGGATTTATAATATTTATTTTACTATTTATTTTATAGATATAGTTATCTACTTTTTCTTTGGAACAGTTGCTTTTTTAACTGCCTTCTTAACAGGCTCTGGTTCAGGCTCAGGCTCAGGCTCTTCTTCTTCTTCATCTTCTTTCTCATCTTCTTTCTCATCTTCTTCCTCATCTTCTTCCTCATCTTCTTCCTCATCTTCTTCCTCTACAGGAGTAGGAACTACTTGTTGATTTTTTTTATTATCTTTTTCTGGTACGACGGTAGCAATAACCTTAGAAATTACTTCAGTATCAATGTCAATATCTTCGTCATCTTCATCATCATCTTCCGCATTTTCTTCATCGCTATCTTTTACAAAAGTAATTTTTGAAGTATTAATCTTTTGAAACTTAGCAGAAATAATCTTCCAACTACATCCAAACATTCCCGCCGAAAACCATAGACCATTAAGTTGAATAATGAATTGCGCCTTTCCACCCTTGAGATTTGCAACATAGTCCTTGAAATCAATCTCGTTATTATCCATATCATATGCGTCAAATTCAAATTTATCTTCAACAGAATCATAAGGAAGTTTTGCCTTGAAATTAGGCGGATATTTATCAGCAAACATACCAGTTTCCTTATCCTTATCGCGGCGTACAATAGGACTAAACATATTCTCAATAGCACCCTTATTGCCCTCAAAGTTCTTCTTAAACCATGCTACACTATTCTTGCTAGCGTCTTCACAGATTTTTTGTTCAAGTTCAATAAACTTATTGTGTAATGCTTGAAGTTTTGGATTCTCGTCCATTCCCTTGAATGATGCCGTAATATCATACTTACGTGCTTCATCCTTACGTTTAGGGTCATCCTTGATAAACTGAGTATTATCATTGACGCCATAGGGAATTGATAGAACAGGGGTTTGGATATTAATTTTTGAACCTTGATAATTAAGATAGACGGATTTAGCACCTGATTTCATTACCTTCATTTCAGAATACTTAATCTTGTCGACATTGAATTGCTTAGGGAGGAGAACGTTCATCGTTGTATATATATATTAATTAATCTTTATATAGACTATCAATTTTTATTATTTTTTGTGTTTTTTTTTAAATTGAAAAAAATTGACAAAAATTTGGTATCAACACAAAATAGAATATGAAGATATTCGCCCAATATAAATAAATATAAAAATACAAATAATACATTTATTTTGAAAAAGTATGCTATAATACAAGAACCTATGAAAGTCATAATAAAATCCATTACAGCAAAATCAAAAAAACGCATAGAATGTATTCCTTCTCTTGGGACTCCAAGAATATCTTTGTATTCAGCAAAAATACACATTATCTATAACTTTATAAATATTATATATTATAAATATTTTATAATAATAGGATTATATGAAAAAAACTCCCAAAATTCTATCAAATAATAAGTATAAATATTATGATTTAGAGTTTCCAATATATAAGACTAAAAATGGCTGTAGATTAATTAAAATAGGGAACACGTTTTATAATTTAGAAAATAAAACGACAGTTGAAAAAGTAAAAGATGAATATAATAAGAAAATACGTTTAGAGATATGTGAAGAAGATAAAGATTATGTTATTATCTAATTTCATAAGAAGATACAATAAAACTAATATAATAAGCATCTTATATAATATGCTGTATCTTGCAAAAGCATTGATGAGCGCACAAATATATGAAATCAATACAGACTAATCAATATTGATTTCATTGTGCATTTTGAGAATATCATCAATAAGCCATCCTTGCGATTGCCTCGTTTTTTTGATTTTTTTGAACTTTGCACATATTATACTTTGTTCTAAATTGATACAGCAATTAATGCCGAGAATATTAACAATCATCTTGTAATTGTATAATATGAAAGATATATGTTGTTTATTATTATAGATATTTCCAAGACCATTATTGTATTGCCAACAATTAATCAGTGTTTCTGTATAATCACTAATTATATAATCGACAAAATAGCACAAAAACTTCTCGGACTGCTTATTAAGCATAATCATTATTTCTTTTGTAATCTTAACATCAAACTCTTTAGTATTATCTTCTGATTGCTTTTCTTCTACTGATTGGATATTTTTAGACTTTTGATATAAACAGTTGAATATGTTAATCGCATACAGTTCTGCACGATTTTTGCTGATTACATCAGAAATGTGTTGATTTTCCTTTACTGCCTTACAAACCTTGTATATCATCTGACATTTCTTGGAGTCATTAATGCCTTTGAATGCTATCTCATTAGCAAATACAATTTGGGCTACAAGAGCGCCGTCCATTATCTGGATAATTTATATGTTAAAAATATCTATCAATTTTTTTGGCAAATAATTAAAAATAGGCATATTATTTCTAATATAATTCAATAAATATATATATATAAATAAGAACTATAAATAATATTATGAAGAAAAGTGATATTATAGATTTATTGATAATACATTTTAAGAATTATAATTCAAAATATTTTATAGATAATATTAATATTGATAAAATTAATTATAATAAATATTTATTATGTTTATTGAAAAAAGACTTAGTTAAAATATATCAAAAAATAGGCGATGAATTAAGTGATAAAAATTTAAATAAGGAAAATAAAATATTTTATGTCAAAATATTAAGCAAACATTTCAATAATAATACAAATGAATATTTCTTAAATATAATTAATAATACATATTATGATAATATTAATTATAGAAATTATTTAAAATGTTTATCTATGAAAAATATAACAAATATTTATGCGAATATTCATAAAAATAACAAAGATGAACCTGAACACATATCAAAAGCATTTAAATCCTCTAAAAGCCATTCAAACATAATACCTGAAATAAAGTATGATATTGTAGATATACCTAAAAATATATCTGTAGTATCAAAATTATTTAAATCATCTAAAAAAACTTATATTAAACCTAAAAAGATTGAGAAAATATATAATGAAGATATAGTTTATTTACCTTTTAATACTAAACGCGTTTCAGATAATAAATTTGAAGAAAAATTAAATAAAATAATTAATAAATATAAGAAAAAAAAATCTAATATTATAAAATATATTATGAGATTGTCGCAATTATTTTTAGATGATATTATAATTATGAAGGATATATATTATAAACAGATGAAAATTAAAATAATAAATGTATTATATATAAATGTAGACACATTATTGTATATTGGCGAAGTGATTGAAGGGACTACAAAAGGTTCTAAAGTTGTTGTAAAGATACAGCCTAAAATTCCTGATAAATTTGAATATAGAAAAATAGATATTAAGTATCAAATAACTACAGAATATTATATTATGAAATTATTGAATATTAATTGTGCTAATGCTATTGTATCAAAAATATATGCTTACGGATATATAAATGAACTTGTCGAAGGAGACATTGAAAGATATGTGTTAGTATCTGAATATTTAGGAAAAGATTTGACATCATTAAAATATGAAGAAAATATATTAATTATACGAGATATATTTATATTGATTTTGAAGGCATTAAAATCTATGCATAATTGTAATTTAAATAAAAATATATCAATTGTCCATAGAGATATTAAACCACATAATATAGTTTTTACAGATAATACTAGAAATAAAATTAAAATTATAGATTTTGGATTATCAACAAATGTGTTTAATATTATAAATGAAAGGAGTTTAAAAGAATATAAGGGATTACATGGGACGCCTTATTATATGTCTATAATGCAGCATAAAACATTTGTAATTGATTATATGGATGATCTCCAAGCAATTTCTTGGATGTTATTAGATATATTAAGTAAAAATAAAAATATATTATTAAATAATATAAATGAGAAACAAGTAGATAATATAATATATAATAATAAGATAAATTTTCTTAAAAATTATAAGAATGCTGAATATATTAAAACTATAGGTAATATATTATTAACTGAAAATAACATATCAGTAATAGGGGAAATTGTAGAATATACTATGAAAAGAGCCGATAAAATAAATAAATATCCGACAGATAAAAAAACATCTAATGGAATATATTATAGCGATTATAATGAATCATATTATAATGACATTGAAAAAATATTATATAAATTAAAATAAATGTCCAATGGTGTAATGAAGATATAGAGTATGCTATTTTATTTCAAATGAAGATACTATTAGATGATTAACGAGCGTTTTAGTAATACTATCACTATTCTTAATATCATTTAGAGCATTTGTATTAGTTTCAAGATAATATTTATAAGCATTATCAATACCATAAGACATAAGGATATTGTTAATATCATATATGCTCATTTTTTCAATTTCATTTTCAATAAATTTATATAAATCATTTTGTAAAATATTGTAATTATCATGACAATTATTATTATTATAACAAATATTTTCATATATCACATCGCAATAATCATATATGCTTTCATGTATAATTTCATTCATATAGCATTCGAACATCGCGCTTATCAGTAGATTAGTTAATATACAATATAAAGGCCTATCATATCAATTTTTATTATTTATTGCAAATATAAAAAATATATATTTATAAAGATTTGTGTAATATTCTTTTACTCACATTTGATACTATTGTGTAATTCAAGAATATCTTCAATATTCCACAGCATATATTCGACTTTTTTATAGGTTTTTTTATTTTCCTCAATTTTTCTTAATTTTAGAGAATTCAATTCTATTTCAAAATCAATCCCTAGAATCTTAACAATGATTCGCTTATAATTATATGTGAGAATCTTACTAATAAAGCGCGGATAATAATATCCGCTTCTATAGCCACTATTACATAGAATGTTATGATTTAAAATTTTAATATAATCCAACAATATAAATTCTGCGAAACTGTTACGATAACACAATTTCTGTTTATTGAGCATCGTAGAGATTGAGTCGGCAAAATTCATGCTAAACTCGTTGTCAATAGTGTCTGCATCTCCTTTGGTTCTATTTGAATTATAGATGTGATTTAGCAAATAATTGAATATGCGATTTGCATAAAGTTCAACACGATTCTTATCAATCGCATTAATGAGGTGTTCATTCTCTTTGGCTACCTTACAAACACCAGCAATCATATGGCATTTATTGGCGTCATTGATATCTCTAAAGGCGTTCTCGTTGGAGAAAATGATTTGTGCTAGGAGCGAGTTATCCATGTTGGGATATGGTTAGATGTGTATCTAACTCTATTATCAATTTTTATTATAAAGTAATAATAAATAGATCATTTTACTTTATAGAAGATTTTTACATTTTTAAATTTAAAATTTGAGTACATAACTTTTTATTTTCTAATATTTCAAAAGTTTTCTAGAAATTTCTAAATAAAAAAAGTTATGTACTCAAATTTTATTTTCATTTTTTGAAAAATTCTTGATACAAATTATATGATACGCCAAAAACAAAAAACAAATATAAAAGCGAAACTCAATATAATATCTTAACAGTACTTAGTATAGCACAAAATTATCTAATACATAAATTTTAATCAATAAGAACATAGAAAATACAAGAATACAGAGCAATATATCTATAATAGATCTTTCTAAAGAATATAATGTGTCATCCAATATTATTAGAAATTCTGTAAGCATCTAATGATAAGCGATATGTTATAGGTGATATTATGATATATCATGATATAATCATTTTTTAATTTACATAGAATAATACATATTATCACAACTCTCTTCTTTTTTAACAGAACATTTATTATATAGCGACATAATAACATCGTATAATATTTTACATATTCTTGATTTTTCAAACATATATTATAATTTCCTAATAAATCTTAATATTATATAATAATTTTATTACCCCCTGTGGGACTCGAACCCACACTCTTTTGATTAGAAGTCAAACGCGATATCCAATTTCGCCAAGAGGGCATAAAAATATGAAAAAAAGATTAATAAACGTATTATAATAAATACAATAAAT